ATCAGCCAATTCTGGATAATACTTATTACTGAATGTTATAAGTTCAGCCCTATAATCATCAAACGTTCTTGATAAAAAATTAATTTTTTTCTGTGACATCTTACATTATATTTGCGTTATGATACTATCATTAGTTATTTTATTTCCTTCTTTGACTGAATAATCCATTCTGACAAATATTTCAGCCCTTTCATCATCACTTTGCACTACCCTTATGTCATTCAACACAACATTAGGCACAAATCTCTGAACCGCTGTGGTTATTTCATTTTTAACAGCCTCCCACGATTCTCCATCGCTAGGGCTAAAAATATATTTAATTAAATCAGTCCCAAATTCAGGCATTCTTATTCTTTGTCCTTTCGGAGTGAAAATAACGTGCATAATTTGGCTTCTAACCTTATCTTTTTCCGTCATGTTTGCATCAACGAAAAACTTAGTAAATTCATCGTGCGTGAATGGAAATTTTAATCCAAAAAATTGTCTTCTAGCCATTTATATAATTTTTCTATATAATTATTTAAAAAATATTTTTTTATATTAATATGTAAACAAAAAAAAATGGTAATCATTACTGATTACCATTTGTGAACTTAAACGTGCAATTGTCTTCTGGGCGTTTATACCAATCCGTACTTATTATACTATTCTTTCCCCAAGAATTAAATTCTTTATACGCATCTTTTATACATACCCTTTCTAAAGGATGCCTAAAATCGAATGGTATCATAATACCATGTGGGTCTTCTCCTTTTTTAGAAAGTTTAACAATATTACTCTTGGTTTTATTTTCAATATACGGCTGAGTGCTTTCATTCAAGAAACTAAAGTCTTTGTCTACTTTTATTATTTCAGTCACAATAGCATCATTTTGACCTTGAACAGTGTTTATGTATTCCATTCCTTTGCCAAAAAGACCGTGCAACTCTACGCCATCCTTTATTATGTTTCCGTTTATGTTCCTCAATATTATTTCATCATAAGCGCCGCATGCTATAATGCTATATTTTACCGTTGTCTCGTCTACTCTTTCAGCCTTTATAACGGCATCGTTCATGTCATAGTCGCCCAATTTGGTGTCTTCAAAGCAGAAAGTATAAGTGTTGCATTCTAATTCAGGAATTATTGGAATTGGCTCGATACCACCCTCAACTTCAAGTATTATATCATTAAAATCAGTATCAGTTCCGGATTCCCAAGTCATAAACAATTTATCTGAAATCGTTATCCAAGCAACACGAGGGCCGTCCGTTCCAAGTTTAGAACTACTGAAATTAGGCCATTTATTAATTTTATTGTTCAACCTTCCATCTCCATAAAGTTCTCCTTGCTTCTTAGGCGCTTCACTAACGGTATTAGCCCTTACCATAAATCCTATTTTATAGCCTTTAGGGAAATGAAATGTTCCTTCTTGACCGCTTACAGGTGTTTCATCCCCAAAATAAACAAGAGCAAAGGCATTACGTTTTTCAATAACATCATCTTCGGTTTCGCCAAAATGCTCATTGAACTTTATCGCCCTATATTTAGGCAAATGGCTAATATATTCAACAGGATTTTTGCCTTCTAAGTCAGATTCCTTAAAATAATAATAGTAAAGTTCTGAGTTCCATACCTCATTGCCATATTGCTTAGCCTTATCACACTTATAGATTGGCGATACTATAATTGGCTCATCGCCTGTAGTTATTGGATAGGCGTTTTCATTATAAAATCCAGACTTTTTAACTAATGGTAAGTTGTTATAACTTCTTCCATTCTTGAAATAAGAAAAAATAACACTCCTTAGTATTTCTTTAAACGTTAAAGAATAATCATTTGCCGCCATTTTCCTATAATCATACATTGTATACAAGTATTCTTTGTCAATCCATCCTCTTTCCATTGCGTATGACTCAATCGGGCTAATGGCTATTTTAGGTGTGGCTGACGGCAAAGTATAGTCTGATGCACTACTTCTTGTCATTGCTCTGCTTGCATAATCAGCAACCCCATTCTCAACAAAAGAATACGTCTTTTTAGAATCTGAAATGAAAGAAGCCAATAAGCCTAAGTTGTTCTTAGGGGCATCATAATTTAATGAAACTTCAGACATTCCATTAGTATCACACTCATTAAGCACAAACAAAGATGTTGTTGAATCAGTATCTTCAACATAAGCAATAATCTGCACTTTTTTAACATCGAAAGGTATGTTAATTATTTTCACTTCTCCTGCTGTTGTTGTACACCAATCCTGATTTTCATCAAAATCAACCCCGAAAACAAAACTTACATTATCCTTTATTTGTTCTTTCTCGGTTCTTTGGTAATCAGGTAATTCGTGCTTGATACAAGAAGAAAATGAAAATAAACATGCCAAAAAATAAAAAACACTTTTCTTCATAAAACTTTTTTTTAACTTAATTATTTGCAAATATACATTTTTTTTCTTGAAAAAGAAAATTATTTTTCAATAAATTGTCCATATTTCCATAAATTTATTGAAATCTTCATAAGGTATGACTGAATATCCATTATCCCCATATGTTCTCCCCCAAGAATTTCTTAATATGAATCCTTCATCATTATATCCCACAATAGAGACAGCGTGTCCTCCCTGAAAATCCATTCTCCTATCGTTCCAAAATTCTGTCATTCTTGAATCGTATACAGGCAAAGCCCCAACACAAGGCCCATTTAGTATTAGAGCCTGTTTTAAGCAAATTATGCTCCCTATAGTGGCGTATCTGTCTATAGTCTCAACGCCATCTTTTGTTGAAACACCATGATGCCTTAAAAACTTAAGTCCGTCTTTAAAAGACATGCCTTCGCTGCTTTTTATTGAGCTGCTATCGAATATTTCTTGCAAATTAACTTCATTGTCAACTTTATTTTCGCCCGTATCTGTATTTATAGCCCAATTTATATACGCTGATAATGAACAAGGTACACATATTGGCTTATTTCCTTGATTAAGTACAGATGGCAAATATTTTCTATAAGAATATTCATCCGGTATGTCAAAGTCCTTGATTTTCTTAAACTTTGTCTCAGTTCCGTCCATTTTTGAAGGTACAAATCCGTAATTCATAGTTAATCTTTAATTATGCGCTTTGTTATTTTCACACTGTCATCCATCATTTCCTCTACCTTATATACAATCTCATTTCTGCCGTTTGATTTCATATATAGGAAAAGAGAATGTCTTCCTTTTGTCTCATAATCAACCAATCCAAGGAATTTCCATTCATCTAACTCACGTGGTAAAGTATCGGCCACGCACATTGAGTCAAACTGGGCGTATGAATATTTTCCTTTCATGGCATTCATCATAATATCTCCCTTTTCAATCTTTTCAATGACTTTTGGGTTGCAAGATAGGAGAATAAACCCTAGTACAAAAACAAATATCTTCTTCATGCCTATAAATATCAAAAAGGTAGCCATTTCTAGCTACCTTTCTTCCAAAATAAATGAGTTATATCATCAAACTCTATTTTCTTCACCCCGTCATCTAATATTTTATGGGTTAATTTGTATAACTTCTGATTTGTTGTCTTGCTATTAAGCGCACCAAGTTCTTCGTCATAATGCCCTAACTTTATATAGTCGAACCAATTGAATTCTATGTTTTTATAATATTCATCCATCCCACTATACCAACCAACTTTCAAATGTTTTACTTCATGAACATACTCAGCAAAATCATTTATAAGTTCCGGCTTCGCATCTCCGCCCATAAAGCATACTGTGGTAATGCCGTCATTTTTCTCTATCAGTCTATCCAATTCGTCAGCAGTCAACTCAGTACCGACGTCTTCCCAAAGGAACTTTGAATGACACCCCTTACAATGACAAGGGCAATTGGTTATGTTAATCGCCAACGTAATCTCATTTGGTATCTCTTCGAATACCACCATTGCGTTATAATACTTCATTATCTTTTTGTTATATAATCCCAATTACTATCCTTAACATACAATCCACATTCACATTTACCCTTTATAGTATAATCTGTACAAGGGCAATGCAAGTCCTTTCCGTCATAGTCCTCAGAATCGTGTACGCAAGGACACAATCCTTCGTTTTTCTCACACCTTTTAAGTATTGCATTCACAACCTTATCCTTCGGATTCAAAACCCATCCTTCTTTTCTAAGTATCTGTATCATTATAATATTTCATTACCCGATTGCTTCATCTATATTTGTTTCTAAAACACTTTTTGCTACATTTCCTGAGAACTTTGTTATAACTTTATCATTTTCATCAAGAATAACTGTTGTAGGTACACCCCTTATTGCATATTCAATCACCAAATCCTCATTCTCATCAACATCAAGTTCTTCAAACTCTATATCCTTATACTTATCTTCATTTTTTACTGCATCGAAGGTCTTTGCATATACTTTACACGGCATGCACCAACTTGCCGACATCTTAATCACTTTCTTTACCATTTTTCTATTAGTTTAAAAATGGGTACTACTTGAGTACCCAAAGTTATTTATTCTTCATTATAATATCTCATATGTTCCTCAATCTGTCTTGCTTCATTGAACGAACTTACACGCTTAAGATAACCGATAATTCTAGTTAAATAGTCTATATTATGACTACCGCACTTAGGGCATGCATCGAGCGTATCCTTACTTATATGGCCACAATCATTACAAACTGAATTCTTGCAATTGAACGTGAAATAGCTGCATCCATATTCAGAAGCAACCCTCAGCAACTGTCTATATTGCTCAAATGAAAGGTGTTCATTTATATTAAGGTGAGCCGCCTGTCCGCCATCAAGCCATTTGACAAAATCATTTCCGTGTAGTTTCATCTTATCCAAGATTGAAAGACTTGTGTCCTCAGGATTGAAGAAGTAACTGCTATACATTATATGTTTTGGAGATACATAATACCCATCTTTTTTATCCCAATTATAATTCTTATTTGAAAGATTCTCGCCAGGTACAAACTCTGTGTTGTACATGCAATCCCTTGTCTTGTCCTTCTTATTGGAAATATTAATCGTTTCAAGAATTAGATTAACAAATTCTTTATAATCATCATTGAGATTTGCATCAATTGAAAGGAATTCAGCGGCATCAGTAAGGCCATTAACACCAATTGTAAGATACTGTTTCTTCATATTGATGAAACCTGCTCTATAGATGTCAAGCATATTGGCATTAAGGAAATCCTTTATAATCTCATTAAATGCTCTCTGATATTTATGCACTCTCTCTGTTATGTCAGTAATACCATTTGAAACATACTCATACAATTTGTTCTTGTCTTTTACTAGCTTGATGTCTATCTGTGTGCTTTCTCCCAACGTAACCCCCTCAATTTCCTTCATATACAACCTTGCTGCATTTTGTATAACCCTATTTAGGTTAATAGTCATTACTGATTTTGAACCAGTTGCTACCGATGCAGTACCCATTGAGAATTGGTGCGTTGTGTGGTTATGTTCTTCATCTTCTCCATCCTTAAGAGAATTTCTAAGCCTACAGCAAGAACTCAAACTATCAGGTGAATCGCTAAGGTAACAGAAGAAAGAATGACCCTCAGACCACATTTCTGCCGTAAAATCAGCATATTCCTTATCAACTATGTCGTGTCCGTCCGTAAGCATTGCCATAGTTTCTACAGGGAATGTAAGAATGTATTTGGTTCTTTCTTCATTAAACCACTTCATAAACTTCTTTTGAAGCCAAGATAGTGTTTCCCATTTTGGTGCTGTTCCATCTGGGAACTTAAACTCTCCGAACACTCCATCAAAATAGTTTTTATCAAAATAGCCAACGTTCCAGAAGACTGTCTGATATCCCCTATTGCCTGCTGGCATATTCATCGAATGTACAACTTGCTGGAATGCATTCTCAATTACTTGCTCAAGTGTTCTACCTTTTCTGTTTATCTCTACAACCTTATCGAGTATTGTAAGATAATCGTCACCATAGTCTTTCCTAATGAAATAATCCATATACATCAGAAACTCAGGTGTTGCAACCGCTCCCATAAACTGCGATGACACTGAATATACAAGATTAATGAATTCCCCACAGTACGACTTCAAATCAGTTGGAGCTTCAGATTGCCCTCCAATTTTCGTTAAACCATCAATTAGGAATGGATACATCGTAATTGCAACACAATACGGATATCCTGGCGTTCCACTTTCATCGTGTTTATATAACACGTGACTTTCCAAGTCCTTTATATATTGGTCTGCTAGTTTTTTAGAATACAATGCTTTTATTTTATTGTGCATTATATATCTATTCTGTCGAATGTTTTTTCCTTTATGCAATTCTTGGCCCAAGGTAACAACGTTTTTATTCTCCACGTTGGCGTTTGAGTCATATTTTGAACCTGTTGATGCGTTTGAAGCGTTAATGTAATCCCTTATAAAATCGCTGTCTTTTTTAAGAGTCTTATTATTATCACGTTTTTCTTCGTATTTTTTAATATATTCTCTTGCAACTTTTTTATTTACTGACATTAATGCTTCTTCAACTTGCCTTCTGATTTCGCTTGAAGCAATTTTATCATAAATAAAGAGATTGTCTATTAAAGATTCAATTAAGCCATCTGGACATATTTCTTTTACTGCTGTATATGCCTCGCAGATTCCATGCTTCACCTTATCCGGCTTATACTCTTCAAAGGTTGCGTCACTTTTTCTAACTTCCATTAAAGCAAAACTTTGTTTTTTTAGTTATTTTTACATTTTCGGTTAACCATTAATCATCTCGATGTAAGAATAAATATATCATTTTTTATTAAAAATTTTTCGAAAATAAGATAAAAATTGGTTGCCATTTTGTAACTGTATGACAACCAACGTTTTCGCTATGAAAAAAAAATTAACTTTTTTTCTGATTCATTTTCTCCATAACTATTTTAGCAAAATCAGTAGAATCTTTGTCTTTTTTCTGCTTAATTGCCAATAAGCCATCATATTCTTCGACATTATCTGTACTTATTCTACACGTGCCATTATTAAACGAAACTCCGTTAAGAACTTTGCCGGCTTTTCCTGCTCTATTCTTTAAAATCGCTATGGTTGCCAAACTCTGCTCAATGTCTTCAACAGTTCTTGCTATTGACATAACTATATGGGCTATCTGTATCTTTTTAAAAGAGCCACCGGCTTTATCCATAGTAACAACTTCTACATTTAGTGAATCTTTAGTTCCTTGAACGGGAATCCAAATTCCTATATTAAGTTCTCCGGCCATTGCTTCGAACTTTCTCATAGTTTTACCTTCTTTTTCCCATTTATCGTCACTTGAATCTCCTTTGCAAAGCAAGCATTCAAAATAGTCAACGATTACAAGGTCAGGGCTAAATCCATTATTTTTTAACTTTATTATAAGCCGTTTAATGTCATCAGCCGTTTTTTCGCCGCTAGGAAGTCTTATTATTCTGAGGTTTTTTTGTAAGATATCTTTATCCTCATACTTTTCAAGTTGCTCTCTAACAAGGTCTATATAACCAGGCTTTGATAAATCTTTTGCTTCAATGCCTGTAATTCTGCCAAAATGTTTTCTTTGAATTTGTTTTACTCTATCTTCAAATACTATTTGCAAAACCTTATACCCATCATTATTATTCTGCGGACATCTATACGTTGCTGCGTAAGAAGCCATTGCAGTTGTGAGAGATGTTTTTCCGAAAGAAGAACTTCCTACTATAACTCCTAATTCTCCCTTTCCTAGACCTCCTTCAAGAGTTTCATCTATTTTGCCAATTCCTGTAGGTATTGCCACTCTATAGTCCTCTGAAAGCGTCTCCATCTCGTTATCGAAAACACTATAGCCTAAGTCTTCACTTATTCCTTGTGTTAGGGCTTTATTTAATAATTCAACGCATTTATCATAATTATCCACATCACCCTTGCCTGCTATTTTTATAATTTCATTGGCAACACGTATCATATTCTGTTGTTTAAAGAATTTTTCAGCCAATTCTTTAATATATTCAGAATCTTCATTTGAAATTTTATGTATTT